TGTTCTCAGATGTTAAGGATCAAGCAAGGAATCTCATATCTGATTTCAGATTGCCAGAACATTGGACATTGAAGAGGGGATTTGACTATGGTTATTCCGCGGCTTTTTCAGTGTTATGGTATGCCATAGCAGATGACACACCTTGCACAATTGACGGTAAGCAGAAGACATTCACGCCAGGTACAATAGTGATAGTGGATGAATTGTATGGTGCAAAACCCAACAAACCCGCAGAAGGTCTGAGATGGTCACCAGGAGACATAGCGAGAGCCATAAAAGAACAAGAGAGACACTTTGATAGACCAGTGAGACCAGGACCCGCTGATAATTCAATCTATGATGGTGACAGCAAGATAGCAGAAGAGATGGCCGTCCACGGAGTTGAATGGTGCAGATCAAACAAAGCCCCAGGTTCAAGGAAGATAGGTTGGCAACAGATAAGACAGAAATTCAATGCTATGTTGCCTGAAACACAGGAAGAACCAGGATTAGTAATAACAAACAAATGCAAAATGCTTTGGAGGAATCTAACAGGCCTGCCAAGAGACACAAACAATTTAGATGATGTTGACACCAAATCAATAGATCACGATGCTGATACTTTGAGATATATCGTCTTAGACAAGCCAAAAACAGCAAAAATGATTCCGCTACAAGGCTACTAACAATAAATATGATTATAGATCAGGAAAACTTATATGCCAGCAAATAGTACACATCCAAGTTATAACAATTGGGCCCACAAAGCCGCAAAAACAAGAACCGTAATAGAAGGCGAAGAAGCCGTAAAATCAGCTGGAGAAATGTTCCTACCACACCTCAATGGTTTATCAGGTAGAGAATATGAAGATTACAAAGAAAGAGCCCAGTTCTACAATGCAAGTAGAAGGACTCTGTCAGCATTGGTTGGTTCAGTTTTCAGAAGAGGTGCTACATTCACAAGACCAGCAGAATTAGATGATTTGATCAATGACATTGATCTTGATGGCACATCAGCAAATCACTTTACAAAACAGATATTGAAAGACGTACTCACAGTGGGCAGACACGGTGTTTTAGTTGACTATGATCAAAACACACAGAGACCATATTGTAATCATTACATTGGTGAAACGATAATAAACCATAGAATGGGAATGCACAATGGCATATTACAATTAGAAATGGTGGTTCTACAAGAAAGCAAAGAAACTATCAGTGTGAATGATGAGTTCAAAACAGATTATGAAACTCAATACAGAGTGTTAAGACTACAAGATGGGGTTTACACCCAACAACTTTATTATACGGAAGGCAACAGAGAGATTGCAGGTGAAATCACAGTTCCTACCATACAAGGTAGAACATTAGATTACATTCCTTTCGTGATCATCAACACAACTTCATTAGGTTGTGATTATGAAGATTCACCATTGTTAGATTTAGTGAATATGAATATCAATCATTATAAGTTTTCAGCAGACATTGGTCATTCATTACACTTCACAGCTCTACCAACCCCTTATGCAACGGGTGTAGACAATTACGGCGGAGAGAGCAAAGAGGCATCACCTTTAAGGATTGGTTCAACTAATATGTTGATGCTACCACAAGGTTCAACGGTTGGTATGTTAGAATTCAGTGGTGCAGGTGTGAACAGTCTAAGACAGTACCTAAATGATTCTGAAAACAAGATGGGAAAACTGGGTGCAAGGTTATTAGAAAAACCTACAGCTCAACCAGAAACAGCAGAAACAACTTCTATCAGACAAGCGGCAGAAGGATCTGCTCTTATCACGGTGGTAGAATCTGTAGATGCTGGTATCACAATGGCATTGAAATATTGTGCTGATTATATGAACATAGATATTGATTCAGTTGACGCTGAATTGAACAGAGACTTTATTGATGCTAAAATGGATTCTAAATCATTGATAGATTTAATCAAAGCATATCAAGAAGGTGGTATATCAGAAGATACGTTATACTACAATCTACACAAAGGTGAAATATTACCACCTGATCATAATAAAACAGAAGAGATTACAAAATTACAAGAGCTGAAAGGAACAGTGGAGCAACCAACTCAGCCTAAAGATCTAAGTCAATCACATCCACCAATGCAAGACAAAGATACATTGGTCAGTCATATAAGAGAAATGATCAGTCAAGGATACACTGACGAAGAGATTAAACAATTACATCCAGAAATGGATAGTTATTTTAATGGAGGAAATGATAATGGCAATGCATAGTAAAAAGAAAAAGAAAAAAGGTGGCAAAAGAGGCGGAAAGAAAAAAGGCGGCAGACGAGGTTAATTGGTCTGACTATTTTGCATCTATTGTTTCAGTATGTCCCTGGTCTAAAGCATACTGGCAAAAACAAAAGATAGACATTTGTGAATGGCAAGAACAGATATATCCATTGGGTGATTATGTTGCCCGTGTTTATAAACTACCAAATGCAAGTGCCTACAAGTTGAACAAGTTAATGAAACAGTTCAACGAAGATAGACCCAAAGAAGAATGGTTGTATTCACATCCAAAGTTTGGAAGACATTCAACTCCAATACCAGTGTTGATACAACAAGATCATCAATTGCTAACTGACATAAGAAACAACATAAAAAACAAATAGCAATTGATACTAAATACTACTATAATAAAAGTTAACCGTGTTTAACAAATAGGAGGACTCGTATGTCTAAAGAAGAAGCAAACACACAATCAAACGAACAATCAAATCAACCTTTAACATTATTTGTAGATTCATTGGAATCAATTCCTGAATCATTACACCCATTTTATGAACAGCAAGAAGATGGTTATAAGTTAAATGTTAAGAATGCTGTACCATCAGCGAAGTTAGATGAATTCAGAACTAACAACAGAAAACTAAATTCTGAATTAGAAGATCTAAGAAAACAGATGAACTATTTTGACAAAGATGAATATGACAGATTAAAGGATCAATATTCAAAAGATAAATCAAAAGGTTCAATACCTGAAACTGATGTTGAACAAACTCTATCAAAAAGAACTGCTGAAATGAAAGCAGACTATGAGAAGAAGTTAGAAGAGTTGAACAATCAATACACAACAACAAATCAAAAATTATCAACTGTCTTGATTGATAATGAAGTTCAATCAAATGCAACCAAGTACAATGTAAGATCAACAGCTATGGAAGATGTTCTTTTAAGAGCAAAGACTGCCTTTGTTTTAGAAGATGGTAAAGCTGTTGCCAAAGATTCAAATGGTGAGATCATTTATAACTCACAAGGTGAGCCTTTGACAATTGAACAATGGGTCAACAAATTACAAAAGACGGCAGGACATTTGTTTGAAGAATCAACTGGTGCTGGAGCAAGAGGACAAAAGACTCCTGTACAACAACCAGGGAAAAAATTAACAAGCCTTCAAATGATAAACCAAGGTTTGAAAAGAAAGAACTAAATATCAACATAATATCCGTGATATTATAGGACAGACGATCTGTTATGTTTATTAACTACAAGACATAATAAGGAGGAAAATAATTATGGCTTACTTAACACAATCACTTAATGATGTTGTTTCTAATGAATTTTTCCGTAATCCTATATACCCAGGAATAGCGGATGCAATTCAAGAAGCACAAACATTCTATGAATTTGTTCCTTTTACAGCAATTAAAGGTTCATCAATAGGTGTAAATGAAAACACAGATCAGAACTTGACTGCTTTCGTGGCAGACGGTGCTGATTTAGACACAGGAAACCCAATCAATCAATTAACATCAACTGTTAGAAACTACAATATCAAATCAATAGCTGGTTTGGCAAATATTGGAACGGTATCTAATGCAGGTGCAACAGCAAATGGTGTAGATTTAATGGCAGTGGCTGTTCAAGCGAAAGCAAGAGACATCGCAAGAAAAATCTACAAACAAGTTGTATTAGGCACAGTTGGTGGTGATGCTTCAGGTTTCACTGGTTTCAATGACTTTTATGCAACTGGCGGCGGCTTAGATGGTAAGAACGAACTTTACCTATCAGGTGGTGCAACACCAAATATCGCTGATGCTTTAGACGAGCTTTTAAACTCTCTTACAGCGGCAGATCCAGATTTCATTATGATGAATGGAACTATGTTGAACAAGTTCACAGCAAGAATGAGAGCCTTAGGTGCAGGTTACAATTACGTGACTTCACCAATTACGAACAGAAACATTCTTTCGTATCAAGGTGTTCCAATCTTCAGAAATGACCACTTACCAGTTCACAGCACATCACAGCACGATATCTATGCTGGTTGTTTTGAACAGGGTGGAAACACTGGTATCACAATGATCTATCCAGAGGGAACTCCAGCTGGTTTAGAAGTTGTTGATTTAGGTGAATCTGAAAAATACTTAGGTAGAGTGACAAGAGTTGCTCAGCATTCTGCAATCGCTGTTATGAACAGTGAAGGTTTAGCAAGAATGACTGTAGACACAGCAGTCAACACAGGTCTATAATTTTACATTGTAGATACACTATTAAACAAGGGCCTTTATGGCCCTTGTTTTCTCTATAATCACTAAATACAAGTGAGGATCAAATTATATGGCTTTAACATTAATCACAACTGCAGGTGCAACAAATTCAAACTCATATGCCACTGTTTCAGAGGCAAATACCTATCACGATTCAATCAGAGAAGAAGCAGATCAAGTTTGGTCAGCATTACACGATGGCAAGAAAGAAAGACTTCTTGTTATGGCAACAAGACTGATTGATGAACATTTCATATTTTTAGGTTATAAAAGAAATTCAAATCAAGCATTACATTGGCCAAGATCAGGTGTTGTGAAAGATGGAAAATATGCTTATGGAACATTTGAAAATCTTAATGAAGACACAATACCACAATTTGTAAAAGATGCCACATCAGAATTTGCAAGATTACTTTCAGCAGAAGACACAACTGCTGATGATGATACTGCTGGATTCAAACAACTAATGGTACAAGGTATCAGTTTAACAATGGATCAGAGTTCAAGATTATCAAAAGGTGTTATAAGATCAAGTGTTTATTCAATTTTAAGAAAATATGGAGATTACATTCCAAGTCTAAACGCAGGTTCAGGCGGCATAGGTCAAAATAGATTAGTAAGGAGTTAGTCCAATGGGATTAAGGTCTGCTATACAATCAGCAACAAATAGTGCCTTTAGTGCCTTAGGTGATATACCTATTTCAGTCACGTACACTCAGGTTTCATCAGGTGGATACAATGCCACGACAGGTACAACAACTGAGACAACAACTGAGACAACATTGACAGCATTGATAACAAAATTTGAACAAGAAAACATAAATGCAGGATTGGCACAGACAACAGACAGACAGATGTTGATACCTGGCAAAGATTTAACAATAACACCAAAGCCACAAGACAGGGTAAATTTTGATTCAAGAGATTATGAAGTTTATAAAGTTGAAAGAGATCCTGTGTCAGCTTTACATAAATTACACATAAGGGAAAGATAGTATGGCTTTGACAATACCACAAGCATTGAAAAGAATTGATCAGATAATGAATCAAGTTCAAGAAGGTTTCACCAGCGATGGTAAAAAAACAGCTCAATCTAAAACACCTGTTGATACTGGTAAATTAAAAAGTGCTTGGCAAACAAGAGATGCAAAATTTGGTCGTGTGTCAGAAATAAACAATGATACACCATATGCAGGTTTCGTGGAAAACGGATCTGCAACAACAAGACCATCAAAGATGGCGGCACAAACTGTTCAAAGTCTAAGAACTAGAGCAGATTCAATCGTCAGAAAGGCAGTGAAATAGATGACCTTTCAAGCAGAGAGAGCCAGCATTGAACAGCGATTAGTTGACAACCTTTCTGGAACATATATTCAATTTGATAATGTGCTTGGATTGGTTGACAATGCTGGTAATACTGTGAACACACCTGAAGCATTAGATGAATGGGTGAGCTTAACAATTTTAACCAATGATTCTGTTCAAGCTGAATTGGGTTCAAAGTTTTCAAGACAAGAAGGACTCATAAGTGTCCAGGTATTTGTTAAAACAGGAACAGGAACACAACGAGCAAGAACTTTGGCAGAATCAATCAGAACAATATATCATATAGTAAATTTCAGTGATATTACAACAAGAGCTTGTAGTATGACTGTGCTGGGTGAATCAGCGGGTAGTCAGGACTTAGATAACTTCTATCAGATCAATTTAGACATTCCGTATTTTCGTCATCAAGCATAAATAATAGTAGGAGAACAAAACAATGGGAATACCAAGTGCAAGTTTAACAACAATAGCAATTCGTAAAGAAGATGCTCTAGCAGGTTCATCATCAGGAACAACAGCAAGTCTTAGAGTGACAGCTGAAAGTATAGTTCCAGCTGTTTCAACAATAGCTTCTGAAGAGATTGATGCATCTAGAAATGTTTCTGATTTAAACAAGGTATCATCACAAGCAGAAGGCGACATTGAATTTGAATTCTCAGCAGATGGTCCAGTTGATGCATTGATAACATCAGTATTACAAGCATCAGGAACAGGTTCACAAACTATTGACAATGCCACAGACAACACTACATACTTCAATGGCACGACTCAATCAAGTTATGCAATTGAAAAGAAAACATCAGGTGGTTCTAGTCCAGATACTTTCTTCCAACTATACCAAGGTATGGTTCCAAACACTTTAGAACTAACAGCAGAGTCAGGTTCATTTGTGACAGGCACAGTTGGATTCGTAGGTTCTAAAATTAATGCTATGTCAGGTAGTGCAACACTAACTTCTACATTGACAACAACTACACAACCATTTTCAACGGTGCATCAAGACACAAACATCAAATTCAACACTGGTGCGGCATCAATAACAAATGGTGATTATGCAGAATTGACTAATGTGGTTCCAACTGCTTTCTCATTAAATTTTGATAATGGTCTAAGAGCACAGACACAAATTGGTTCAACTGATTTGGCAGGAATTGGTGCAGGTAGATTTACAGCAACAGGTTCGTTGACTGTGTATGCCAACAACACAGACTCACAAACATTATTCAACAACTACATCAACACAACAAGATTTGGTATGTGTGTGCAAATAGGTGATTCAGCAAACACTTACAGATTCTATATGCCAGAAGTTATCATAACATCAGCTCAAGTTCTAGCAGGTGGTAATGATGAAGATGTGTTAATGGAACTTGAATTCCAGGCTGTTAAGACAACGGTTGGTTCAGACGATTTCACAGTAGCTCTAGTTAAAAATCAATCATAATAATACCATATAAATACTTGTCTAACAAACGAGGTATAGAAGTATGGATTTTACAAAACAATATGGATCTACAGATCCAAAAACAAATGCACAATGGGTAGAGCACGAAGGTGCAAAATTCTTCATTGCTCCAGCAAATAACATAGCCTTCAAAAACAAAACTCTTGAAATGTTTAAAATGAATGAACTTCAAGGTGGAGGTTTAGACAAACTCACAGCAAAACAAGTGGTAGATATTGAATCTGAAATCAAAGCCCACACTATCTTATTAGATTGGGAACAGGTTGAAGACCAAGGACAACCTTGTGGATACAGCAGAGACAAAGCCAAAGAGATGTTGACCAACTATGAACAATTCAGAAACTTTGTAGATGCTGAATCAGTGAAAGTGGCAACTGCAATTAAAAAAGTAGTTGAAGACAAAAAAAAGTCCTAACCTCACTCACTAGATGGATGGCAGAGTGGGGTCCTCATAGTCATATACCAGCCATTCAAAACAAAGCACCCACATATCCAAAACACTTGGATATCTATGTAAGTGCTTATAACTCTTTAGCCAATGACAGGTTAAATACAAGCGGAGGAGTTGGATTTATTCCATTTCCTTCAATTTTGCAATATTGCAAATGGTGTGGCATAAAGGATCAAGAAGAATTCATTGCTATTATCCAAGAAATGGATAGAGAGTATGTTTCTACTGCTCACAAACAGCAAGAGAAACAGATGAAAAAGGATAGTAAAAAATGGCAACAGAAGTAGTAAATCTTAAGATAACGGTTGATAGTTCAGGTGCCGTAAATTCAGTCAATAAACTTAAAACGAATTTAAGTGGAGTCAACAAAGGTTTCACCAACACAGGAACAGCAGGTGCATTGGCCTTTTCAAGAGTCAAAGGTGCTATTGCTGGACTTGGTATAGGTTTATTAGTTAAAGAAGTAGCACAGACATCAGCAGAGTTTGAAGATCTACAATTGGCTTTGAATGCTGTATTCGGATCTGTGGAAGAAGGCACCGCGGCTTTCGAGAGAGTGAAAGATGTTGCAGGTAAACTGCCCTTAGACATTGATCTAATCACATCAGCATTCACACAATTAAAAGGTGCAGGTATTGAACCAACTGAAGAACTATTATTA